CTTCTAATAATTTACCTTGGTATTCGCTCTCACCTCTAGCCATTTTAGATGCATGCATATGTTGAGCGTCTGCCATGGCCATCTTCGTCTCTTGTTTTTTCTTATAAATGTGTGTTGCAGCGTTTAAGCCAAGTTTAAGTGCACTAAACCACATAAAATTACTCCTCTCCTCTAATTATTGACACTTGATCAGGTATTCTATCACTTGAAGGCACTGTTTTACTTAAAATTGTCTTCTGTATAGACGTATCTGCTCTTAGTTTTGATAATTTTTCGTTCTGTTCTAGCTTTTCGTCTTGATTTTGGTCATTCATCATCGCTTTCATACGATCTAGGTCTAATCTTTCCTTACCTTCACGTTCTTTTCTCTGATTTTCTCTTGCTTGTAGGTCTATTTCTCTAGATCTTAGTGCAGCGATTGGATCATTATCAAATTGTGACGTAATTTTGTTCTCTTCTTTTACAAAATCGTTCATCATTTCTGATATCAACACAGCTTTTCTACCATCTATCTTCTCTGCTAGCATTCTAACCTGTTGTTGTAGCTGTGGATTCTGCATGGCCATCTGTTGCATCTGTGCAAGTTGTGGTAACTCTTGTTGAAACTCCATCTCGACCTGCTCTTGTGCCATCAAACTAATATGTTCTAGAATATTTTTTTGTATTGCAGCACCTATCGCTGGTGAGTTCTTAACTAAATTAGTTTCCATAAAGTTTAAGTGTGCAGTGATGTGTGCTTGATGGTCTTGACCAGGAAACGCTTGAAAAGGTGCACCACCTAAAGCATCAATATGTTCTAATGCAGGATCTTTTGGTGCTGGTGGTTGTGGTCTTTTTAAAATTAAATCAATATCTTTTACACCTAATGCTTCATACATGTTTCTGTATACTTCATACTGATTATGTATTGCAGGGTTAGAAGCTGCCAGTTGCATTTCTGTCTGAGCTAAAGATATCCTTTGCGTTTGGCTAAAGATATTGGGATCTGCAACCGGCAGTATATCTATACGGTCATCGAAATCCGCTTGTTTGATTTCTCTTTGACCGCCGACAACGTCATAGGGATAAACTGGAGGGAGATAAAGTTTAAAGACTCTAGACATTAAACTAAACTCTCTTCTCATTGAGGCATAGAGCCTCTTGTGGATGGCTGACATTGTTCTAGATCCTCTTTCTAACATAGCAACAGTTGTACCAACTGCAGCCTGTTGATTGCCCTCACCGACTTGTAAGTCAGCGATAGAAGCAAACCTTTGACCGGCCTGAACCACGATACCCATCAAAGACAACAATGTGCCTGATGGTTCTTTAAATGGTAAAGGCATGAATGCATCTCTTAAATTACCACCTGGTGCATCGACATCTCTAAACTCACCCGGTTGTATTGGTTGAGCTTCGTCTCTCATCTTGATGCCACGCATCTTAAATCCTGATGGCTGATTAGAAAAGGTTCCGGCATCAAGCAACGATCTTAACGCTGCTGTAGCTGATCTTGATAATCCACCAATCATGTGAATCAAACCAAAACCATAGAAACCTAAGCCTGGTAAAAATTTAAAATGAACAAAATATTGTATTTTAGTTTTAGTAGGATCACCTACTTCATAGTTTCTTCTAATAGATAATACTTCTCTTGAACCTTCTTCAAGTGTAACGATGTAAGGCAGCTTGATACCTGTTGCCTGTCCCTGTGAATCTACATCCTCAAAACCTTCAATATCTAAATTGACATGACACTCAAGTAAATTGAACATGGCCTGATCTCTACTTTTACTCATGCCATCTAGTTCTCTTTCTTTTTTCTCTGATTCTGTTTCTTCGCCTTGTCCTGGTGTCAATTCAACATCTCTGTAGAATCCGGCGACTTGCTGCTTTCTTAATTCGTTTTCTGATATCTTAACTACATGAATAATTGTTTCCGCATCATCTAATGAGGTAGCTGAATACGGAACAATTAAATCATCTGCAGGAACAAATTTAGAAACTGTTCTCTGCATAATCTCATCGTAATAAACTTTTTTAAATGTAGAACCTGAAAGTGGTAAGTAGAATAACATCTGATCAAACTCAGGTTCATACTCTTTCATCTCTGACATGATTTGATAATTCATAAACTCTTTTACACGCAAAGCTTGTTGCTCTTTGTCTGGAGTTGGCAGGCCAATGATCTGTGTTCTAACAGGGCCTTGTGATGGTAATAATTCTTTGTAAGCTAATGATTGAAACTGTGTAACAGCCTCTGCTAACACAGGGTGTGTTGCACCTGATGCACCTTTAAAGGGCTCAGATTTTTCTTCGTATTTAAATCCTAAAAGATCCAGGCCATTTGTGTATGCATGCTCCCAATCTTTTCTTGATGCTTTGTAATCTTGATAACTAGTATACAGCTCACTGCCGATAGGGCCTAATACTTCATCTGGCAATAACTCTGCAAGATTTGCAAAGTGATCCATGCCTTGCTCTTGACTTCCAACAGATGGGTCAAAGTTTATATCTACACTGCCGTCTTCGTTAGGTTGTATTTCTAATGGTTGGTTTTCAGCTTCTTCTTGTTGCTGATCTTGTACGTCTGCTGCTACTTCTTCAGGGCTAGGTACGTTTATTGTCTGCTTTACGTTCGGTAAAGCTTTGTCTATTTCTGCCATTTGTTTTCTCCAGTTTCACCGTCTTAACAGTATTATAATCAATATTCAACCCTTGAGGAGTCGGGCCAGACTTAGGAGGTGCTCCTGTTGAAAGTTTCTTGTATTTACTAGGGTGTTTAAATGTGAATGTCATAGTTTTAATAATTCCACTAATCCTCCGTCAGCTTTACCTTCTCTACGCATTTCTTCTAAAACTAACAATATAGCAGATAACTCTGACATACCGCCGAGCTCTTCGAACACTCTTTTTTCAAACTCTTTCTTTTTTGATGGACTAAAATTTTTTGAATATTTATCTGTTAACGCTGACATAATTTTACCAATAATATTTATACCTTCTCCTTGGTAGTTTTTCATCCTGATAATCTTCTGGATGGGTTATCAAACCACCTTGTCTAAACCTCATGATAGCTTGTGTGGTACTATCAACTAAGTCATCATGATCACCATATGGAAACGCAGCACACTCTTCAACAACCTCCTGTGCAAACTGCTTATCCAGAGGAGCCCATATCATACCACTTTCAAACAGCGGTGCAACAGAATTAACACGAGTATGTTTATCTTTACCTTTTGATGGTGTGAAGTTAACAACAGGTATACCCATGTTTCTTAGTTCGTATGTCAAAGGTAAACCAGATGCCTTGGCCTCAACTAAAACAGTTTCAGGTTCCCAGTAATCATATTGTTCTTTTGCAATCCTTCTTAGTTCAGGAAACTCTAATCTATCTTTGACTGCATCTAATAAAATCATTTGTGGTGGACTATCTTCGTTATCTCTAAAGATACCCCATGTAGTAATTGCAGAATAGTCGGCAGATTCTTTTTTCATGAATGCAGTATCATAGCTTTGTATTACATGATCAAGTGTTGGGATATTTTCTTTATCCCAGTTCTGCCACCACTCACGTTTTATAATCGCACCTTCTTCAGAGGTTGGATTCTGCATCCATTGTGCATTCCATTTGCCGAGTGATAAGGATGCTTTAACTGATTCCAGTTCATCTAGCTTCCAGTATTCCGGCCATACAGGTTTACCACTCGGCATGATTGCCGGAAACTCTACCAAGTCCCATTGATCAGATTTGGGTTCAGATTGGTTCTTTATGAGAATTCCTGTCAGGTCTTTTACGTTCCATCTTGTCATAACGCAAACTATTTTTCCACCTGGTTGTAAACGCTGTCGTGGTCCTGAAGTATACCACTCGTATGCTTTCTCTAATGCACCCATGTTAAGTGCGTCTTGTTCAGAATGCGGATCATCTATAATCAATAAATCTGCACCTCTACCTGTGATAGCTCCCCCGACACCTGCTGCAAAATACTCGCCACCTTGTGCAGTTTCCCAGCGACCGGCTGCTTGACTGTCTTCTCTTAGTCTTGTCTTAAATACATTCTGATATTCTGGACTATCAATCAATGTTTTTGCCTTACGGCCAAAACGCACTGCAAGTTCTCCTGTGTGCGTGGTTTGAATTATCTTAAGTTTAGGATTCTTACCTATCATCCATGCAGGCAACAGGGTTGAGGCAAACTCAGACTTTGTGTGCCTTGGTGGCATATTCACAATTAGTCTTTTGATTTCACCAGATGCAAGTTTATTAAATTTATCTGCAATAATCTTATGGTGTGAGCCCTCTATAAAATCAGGCCACATGGCCTTTGTAAAAGATAGGAAGTCTTTTTGTGCGGCCTCTTTTCTATCCTCTTCCTTATACTTTACTAGGATCTTTTTGAACCTGTCTCTTACGTCAGGTGGTAATCTGTTTATCTTTTCTAGGTCTATCTGCATTTCGAAAAATTTTTTGTAAAATTTTTTTACATGTAAGTTTTTATTTTATAATGATTTTTAGGGGTTTAACTATACAAATCTTTGCATTTTGTCTTGTTATTGTAAGTTTCTTTTGCAAAAAACCATTTTAAAAATAAAAAAATCTTTAAAATCGCAAATCCATCTGGCACCACTATTCAGGCAACGGGCAACTTTTATATAATGTCCTATAAAATCCTATTAATTATTAGTAATGATAATTTATTACTATTATTACCAAAGTTATAATTCCCTTAATTTTTTATAAATGGCCTCTAATCCCCTGACACATGGCGCAAGCTTCAGGCCGCTAGCGGCTAGTTGCCTGATCTGGTAGCCCTCGTAAAGTATCGGGTAGCAAGCGGCGGCGGTGGTTGCTATGATAAAAGAATTATAAGGGTGGCGGACATGAAAGCTGACTTGATGCGGTGAAAATCTCAACTTATAACGTTTAGTCACTTTAAGCTCTATTGTAAAAAAAGTATGTTTTTTGTTATAGGCTAATATATCTGGAGTACCAAGAGCGGCAATATTTTCAAGCCGTGTATATAATAATTCAGGGGTATTACTTTTTAAATATTGGTAAAATTTAGCTTCATTAATCATTTAATTTTTAACGTTATCACAGCTCTAGAAGTGTTGCAAATATGCAACACCCGGTCAACTATAAGTTGTATATTATTTTAAATTAATTGTTGACTTATATTCTCTATAGTATAGGATAATCCTATAAATAAATGAAAGGATAATATGAGAACACAAATAGATAAAAAAAGTTTATATCAATCAAAGCAAGGTGATAAAACTATTTACTACAGTTATAATACGACTGTTGCGGTAACAACACCAAAGGACACTTACGTTTGCGAAAATGTCTGGAGTGTTACAACCGCTAAACATCTAAATAGAATTGAAGAGCTAACGGGCAGCGATAAAGAATATCGCATGAGATACGCAGATTTTAGAAAATTTTGTTTAGATAATGGTATAAACAAACATTACAATTAAGAACAACTTAACCCGCTAATAATTAATTTTGTTAGCGGGTTTTTTATGTCCTATTTATACAACTATAAGTTGTATATTATTTTAAATTAATTGTTGACTTATATTCTCTATAGTATAGGATAATCCTATAAACAAAAATAAAAGAAAGGATAACATGAGTAAAAAAATAATATATGAAATGTTGACCGAGAATACAGGGAAACATTTTTTAGATAGTGGCGGTGAAGATGGAAGAAACTGGCAACGTAATCAAAAAAAGACTTTAAAAGATTTTGAGAACGAGGAATATATTTCTAAAGAAGATGGATATATTACAAAGTCATTATTCCATCACTTAAATGAAAGCTGTGAATATCTTCCAGATATAACAAAACAATTTAATGATTGGATCAATGAAGATAAATATCATGGTTTAGACAATCCTGATGGTAGGTCTCACATTATAGCAGATGTTGAAGACTTCATGAATGAGTTTATATACCCAGATGAAGAAGCTAAATGTACCTATACTTATAATTTTGATAATTGTCTATCTCAGGATATTCAATGGATATCAAGCGGTGATTTATATAAAAATGACATCATTGCTTTATGTATTCATAATGGCGCAGATGCTAGAGGTGGCATGACCGATTATAAATTCTTTAAGATTGATCCAGATCAATTTTATATGATGGATGAAGAGCATTATAAAGAAGATGAAGAAGTGGCATAATTAAACTTGACAAGGGGCTATCCTATACTATAGGATAGTCCTATAAATAAATAGAAAGGATGAAATAAAATGAATATAGAGAAAAAAGCAAATAATTTATTATGTATATTTTCTGAATATTTATGTGACAGCGATTTAGAAGAATTTTTCACTGATACAAATTTAACAAAAAAAGGTAGAGAATTACTTAAAGAAATTAAAAAAGAATTAAGTAAAAAAGAAGAAAAATAAGAGTTGACAAGGGCAATTCTATATTATAGGATAGTCCTATAAACAAATAGAAAGGATAACATGACAAAAAAAGTAAATGACCCATTTGGGTTTACAAAAGCAATAAACACAAAAAAGCTAAATGATCCAAAAGTTTTAAAAGAATTAGAACGTATCTTTTTAAAAAATGAAAAAAGAGCGGATTTATTTAAAGCTCATGATTTAAAAGGCTCTAAAAAATTATGGTAATAACACTTGACAGGGCTATCCTATACTATAGGATAGTCCTATAATAAAAAGAAAGGATAACATGACAATAACAAATCAAGAAATGCTAAATTTAGCAAATACAATTAGGTCACAAATCCACCCAACTATTTTAATGTGCGCAGCATCAAGAAATTTTGGGGCTTTTGAAAATGAAAAAGGGCTTTATGGATTGCAATTTAATATTAGTAACACTTCAAAATATAAGTATGCAACAGTTAGAATTGTTTTAAATGGTTGTGATTTATATGACATTGAAATTAAAAATATTAGGGGTCGAATTGTAGACACTAAAAAAGATATTTATTTTGATCAATTAAATGAAGTTTTAGAGGGTATGTGGGAAAAAGAAGAAACTTTAAAAAGATGGGATAATAAAATTCCAACTTTTAAAATAACTCATGTATAAATTAAACATGACATATTTTATAATATTTAGCTTAATAATTATAGCGGTGT